GGAAGAGAATGGAGATACATGCGTGCTATGCTCAGCTTAAGATGCTTAAGGCGATGGGTATAATCGCGGGAAAGGGCGAATAGAATTTTTATTGTATTCAAAAATATGTGCTGGATTTCTCGGGATTAATCTGTTATAAAACATCACATCATATCTAAAATTTTTTAGTTTGAGTTCATACAAAAGGGTTTCTATTCCTTTTTCAAATTTTTTATATGTTTTTAAATAATCAATATTACCCATACTATTGGGCTGATTATAGTTTTTATTTAATAATACCTTTTTTCTTCCTTCTAATTTCTTATTGATTAAATTTCTAAGAGTAATTACATCGTCGTCATATTCTTTTTCATTGTCTATATATTGATTTCTTTCATCTCCAAAAAGTTTTTTATTATATGCTATGAAATTATTAAAAATTTGTTCCTCTTCTGTTAAACTGACGAAACCAAACCCATATTGTTTTATAGATGGTTTCGGTTTAGCCATTGCTTTAGGTGCTTTAGCTGGTGCTTTAGCTGGTGCTTTAGCCATTGCTTTAGGTGCTTTAGCCATTGCTTTAGGTGCTTTAGCTATATGTTTCACCATTTTTGCAACAGATTTAGACATAACTTCTATATATGCTTCAATATTTTATTTATATTTTTATTTATTATATAAATATATATTGCTATTATAATATAATGTCTGTGTCTAATAATGAGTTGTATGAGCCTCTCCTTGAACCTAATACACGCTTAACTATTTTCCCGATACAGCATTATGATATGTGGGAGATGTATAAGAAGGCGCTTAGTTGCTTTTGGACTTCAGAGGAGTTAGATTTAAGCAAGGATCTCGCTGATTTTAACAAGTTAAATAATAATGAGAGGTTTTTTATTAAACAAATATTGGCCTTTTTTAGTTCAAGTGATACCATTGTAAATATTAATTTAGGAGAGCGTTTCTTAAATGATGTCCAGGTGCTTGAAGCGAAGTTTTTTTATGCTTTTCAAATGTCCATTGAGAATATTCACTCTGAAACTTACTCGCTATTAATTGACACATATTTCAAAGAACCTGCTGAAAAGCACGAAGCCCTTGATGCTATTAATTATATGCCGTGTATTAAGAAGAAAGCTGAGTGGTGTTTTAAATGGATAAACGATGAAAATGCAGCATTTTCTCAGCGACTGCTTGCATTTGCTTTGGTTGAAGGCGTATTTTTTAGTGGCGCTTTTTGTAGTATTTTTTGGCTAAAAGAAAGAGGTTTAATGCAGGGACTGTCATTTTCCAATGAATTAATTAGCAGGGATGAAGGTATGCATGTAGAGTTCGCTGTGCTTTTATACTCAAAGATACAAAACCGTCTCCCGCAAGAATTAGTCCATAATATAGTTAAGGAAGCCGTAGAAGTTGAGAAGAACTTTATCATTGAAAGCATCCCTTGCTCTATGCTCGGTATGAATGCCGATTTGATGTCAATATATATTGAGTTTGTTGCAGACAGACTACTTACGCAATTAAATTATGACAAGATATGGAATTCTAAGAATCCATTTCCTTTTATGGAAAGAATATCTATTGAATCTAAGACTAACTTCTTTGAAAGCCGTGTTTCACAGTATAGCAAGGCAAATGTAGGAGGCAAGCAGGAACACACAGATATACGCAAGTTCTCGCTTGATGCTGACTTTTAGATTATACTTAAAGAATTATAATATAATTTTATTTATGATGAATAGATTTCAAAGTATTTTCAACGAAATTAATAAATATATAAAAAGTGTAATATATGATGATTATATTATATATTCAAAAAAATATGTTCAATGTATGAATGAAATAATGTGCGTATTAGAAAATACTCTTAGCAAAATACAAAATATATACTTTAAATATATTTTGCTTCCTAAAATAAGAGCATTATAACTTTTTTTATTATATCTAATATTCCTAATTAGATAAGTGTCCTAATATGTCTTTTTGTTTCTAATAATATAATAGAATGACAATAATAAAACAAAAGACATCTTCATTGCCTTCTGTTTCTAACTTACATAGTAAATCTACTTCAATTACTTCAATATATCCTTTCTTCACGAAACCTTCTAAAAACACACAATCTTCCAAAGGTAAGCAATACAAAGCAAATCCAGAATTGGCTGAGTTATCGCATCTTATATATAAAGGTGAAAAGATAAATGCTAAAATCCCGCCAAAAAATATAACATATGAAATGTTAGTAAAAGAAGTAGGTGATATAGACTTGGTTTTACATAATAGCCAAAAATCAAAAGAAGAATTAAGAATTGAATTGTGGAATATGTGGTATAAAATAATAGCAGGATATAAAAATTATGACTCAAAAGACTTGCAAATCAAAAAAAATAAAAAAATTGGTGGATTTACTAAATATACTAATGAAGAATTAGGAGATTTATTAGATGATATTGAGGAAAGCATTTATAAGAATTTTCCCTTATCCCAAAAAAAAGATGAAGCTAATTTTATGTTTGCTTTACTTGACCCTGAGCGAAGGCAAAAAGTAATTGAATCACTCAATATTAAAAAAGAATTAGATGAAATGACAGATGAAGATATTCAAGAACTGATAAAAACAAGCACAATTACTTATCCATATGGTAATAAAATTACTGAACTTTATAAGCCAAATAATAATTTACATATATATGGTATGCAACTCCCTCATCAATTTGATAGATTAAAACTATTAAATACTATATTTTATTTATTTAATAATAAAAATATATATAATATTGTAGATTTGCACGACTGTGCTAATGCGACAAATCGCGAGCATCCTCTTATGGCTGATGGTATAGGATGCAATCCTTATGATAGAAATTGTGAATATGAAACTTGGGTGCTTGCAGAGAAAATTCAAAAAATTATTGATCCTTCATTTAAAAGTAAATTTTATAGTGTAATTGGATACGAGGATATGTATGCAGGTCATCTATCCGCCTGGGAAACAATATCAACAATTGATAATGTATCAGATACTTTAAATAGTGTTGTCATTCATTGCTACGCAGGAGCTGGTAGATCAGGAAGTGTTATGTTATACCTATTATTACGCGATTTACCCAAAAATAATGCTGAAGTTAAATATTTACAAGAAAGATTAGCTATGCCTCATTTTGGATTCAAAAATATTATTGAAGTTATAAAAGTATGTATCAAAATGTTTACAAATAGAATTGGAAATATAGATGTATCCTTTATGTTAAGAGAATTGTTTAAAATAAGTGAGCTTTTGGGTGCTTCGCTATTAAGACAACGAATTAATCGTATATTTTTCTTTCTTGCCAAACATTTCAAAGTTGATACATTTTATACCTATGAGAGACCTGCTATGATTGTTGTAAATTTACCAGATGACGAATTCTCAAAACCTGTATTACATACCATTGATTGGGCAAGCTTTGATTCAGGTAATTTTAATAAAAATAGCATTTTACCTTGGTTAAATTAAATAAGATTAAGTATTATTATATAGCAGCAGTAATTATTATGTGTTGGAATGCATCAGTATCGTTAAATACCTATATATTCGGTTTATTTGCTTCATCATTTGCATATTATAATGGCGCAACTAATCTACTTGGTTTCATACTGTATCAATCATTTATTATTATGCAATTGATATAATACTTTATATGGTCTAAGACATTTTCTAATAGGCTGCTATCTCAAATAGCATTGTTTGCTATACTTTGCCAACCCGTATTCAATATTCTAAAAATAGAAACACAACCTAAGCTAATACCTTATTTATTAGTAGCATACTTTCTATTTATTGGAATAGTATATACAGTAGTAATACCATTGCATACTGTAGATTTCTCATCAACTCCAAGTAAAAATGGGCATTTATCTTGGAATTGGTTTACACCCTTGAAGATTTAAAATGAGACAAAAATGATATAAGATTTTAGTATATTATATATACAATAGTGATGCAATTCTACCATGCATACGATCTATTCTTAAATCTAAATGATGGTGTGCTTGGAACGAAAGTTCTATTATTTAGACTATAAGCGTTGCGGTTCTAACAACCTTTTTCTGCGCTTATTTTGTATAGTAAAAAATCAGCTACATTACACGATGTACCATAACCAAAATTTACATTTCCTTGAAATAGGATAACCTTGAAGTATATGAATTATTGTCTCATTTTAAATCTTCAAGGGTGTAAACTTAATATATACATAATAATAATATTGTATGCATTTCTATCAGTACGTTGGATCATTGATAAAATGTATCCAACATTAATATTTATAACAACAATCCTAATTATATCAATAATACTATATAAGGAAACTCATACATGGGGGTCTATGTGGTGCTGGTTAGCAAACGCAATGTCATTCTATTTAATATTATTGATTTTTTACAAGGATTTCTGCAAAATATAAAAAATATATGATATATATGTCTGTCTAACTAATATCCTGTTGCGATAAACACAATTTGATTTCTCCTAAAGATGCAATAGTATATCTTAGTATAATAGGGTAATTGTTTTTAAGATATATCTCAACTGTATTTGACAGATTAGTGCATTTAGTGAATATAGAGAGGTATTTAAGGCTGAATATTCCTTGGATTATTTCTTGGTCTTCTTCGCTACTATTCTTTTTTATGGTAATAGATTGCGATTTCTCTGAGCCTAATATAGTTTCCTGATAGCAAAAGTCTCCTTTGCAACTCAAAATAAGCTTGTCGTTAATGTTCCTAAACTCAATAAACTCAGCCAGATTATGCATATCGCGAATAATCTTTTGAAGATACGATGATGGCATATTGATAATCGTATGAAAATCCACAGGAGGTATTTGGATATTCAACACATCAATGTCAAGCACCGACAATTTATAGTTAGTTTTATAATTTTTCTCATTATTATCTATAGTTATACCAAGATGATTTGGATCATCTTTCAATATATATAATGATAATATGTCATTGTTCGTAATGGTTTTTATAAGAGCATGCAGCCTCAGCATATTTATCCCGACATATATCTTTTTCTCGCATTCATATATCTCAAACTTGTCCGCTTCAAGCTTAAGATGTATTAAAACAATATGCGTGTTATCCATTGCTACTATCTTAATCCCTGTCTCATCTATCTCCAAATTAACATCCATAAGTATTTCCTTCAAAGCATCTATAACTTGCTTAAATGTGGATGCCTGAATTGTTTTTATATTTAGCAAATATATATTTGCATCATCCATTTTAATTATTTCTATTGTTTATACCTTTAAATTTATTTCTTATATATTGTTTTTACAGCAAAGCAGCGAAGCAAGCGAAGCGGCAGATAATTTATAGTTATATTAGCTTATTGACCAAAATCAAACCCTAATTTATTAGCAGCATCTTGTATTCCAGGATTATTCATAGCTTTTTGAATATCAGGATTATCTTCTAATTGTTTTAAATCAACTTTGCCATTACCTTTACCTTTACCATTACCATTACCATTGCCATTACCATTACCATTACCATTACCATTACCATTGCCGTTGCCGTTAGCTAAAGCACCCAAATCAATATTATTTAAATCAACATTGCCATTACCATTACCATTACCATTGCCATTACCATTACCATTACCATTACCATTGCCGTTAGCTAAAGCACCCAAATCAATATTATTTAAATCAACTTTGCCATTACCATTACCATTACCATT